CAATTCAGACTGTTGAAGTTTTTCGCGCACTGTCCGCAGCTCGCCCTCACTCTTTCGCTGGTTCTTGCCGATGTCAAACTAGCAGGCCGTGCGTTGAAAGATTGGCTCAAACACGACGACCCGAAACGACAGCAAGCAGTCGACGCGATCTACAATGTTGTGATCAACAACGCGGATCCGGAAATGAAAACGACAGCCTTCAAAGCACTGCTGCAGGCTGATGCTGTCGACCTTAAACGGCAGGAAGTGGAAATCAAAAAACAGGCGGCGGATGATCACAAACGACTTAGACTTCTTGAGATCCTTCGACACCTCCCTCCTGGAGAGCTTGGCAAACTCACATCCGCTGACCCGCGATTTGCTGGCGGCGGACGAGAGAACCAAGGACAGGGAGCGGAAGGCGAAGGCGAGAGCGTCTGAGCGTGATTTGAAAATCCCTTGTCCGGCGGAACCGAATCGACGGTTCGACGCACTGCAGGATGGTGAACTGTTCCTCACAACCTATTTTCCGGAAGTCTTCTTCGAGCCATTCACCACCGACCGCAGAGACATGCACCAGAGTATTGTCAGGGCTGCAATGTACGGCGGGGACCAGGCGATTGCAGGAACTCGCGGAGAGGGCAAAACGAAGCTTGCCATTTACACGGCATTATTTCTTACGCTCAAGGGTTTGTCTCCTTTCCCGATCGTCATCGGCAAGAACCAGCGAAAGAGTGAGGGCGAGCTGCGGACAGTGCGAGAAAAACTTCAACAGTCTGAATTGCTGCTTGCCGATTTTCCAGAACTCTGTATGCCGTTCAAGGCCGTTGGAGGATGGTCATCGCGGGCACGAATGCAGACGGTTTCCGGAGAGCCGTCAAACTTAGAGCTGGCAGCCGACCACCTAATCTACCCGACAATCGGCCGGAATCAACTGCCCGACGATTGGCCGGACTTCATTGAACCGGTCAGCAATGGGCAGATCCTTGCATCCATCGGCATTGACGGAAGCATTCGAGGAACCAACTACAGAGACCGGCGGCCATCGATTGCCATCATTGACGACATCGAAGACCGTCAAGCAGCGGATTCGGACGCTTTGATTGAGAAGAACGAAGAAACTATCGAAAAGGATATCGCGGGCCTCGCAGCGTCAGCCAAGAGGGTTGCCCGCGTTCTTCTCTGCACAATCCAGAACAGGAAGTGCATCGCCTACAGGTTCACCGATCCAACGAAAAAGCCATCATTTAAGGGCCGTCGATATCGCAAAATGATCACTCCCCCTGACCGCATGGACATGGTGCAGGAGTATTTGAGACTGCGAATTGAGCGGGCGGAAGACGATCCAGACGCACGAGTGGCGTTCAGGTTCTGGCGAGACAACAAGGCAGAGATTGAGCGGGACTGCGTTATCAGCAATCCGTCATCATTCGATGCGACGGTTCACGAAGACGGAGAACCGCTGGAACTGTCCGCAATCCAGAGCTATTACAACAAGGTAGCCGACTGGGGCGAAAAGGCTGTAGCAACGGAAGTTGACAACGATCCACCGGCGGAAGTCGGGCCACAGGGGAGCGGGCTGACATGGCATACCGTGGCAAGTCGTTTGAGCGGACTGGATCGGGGCCAACTTCCTGCGAACGCTTCGTGCATTACGGCGGCGATCGATCTCGGAAAATATTTGTGCCATTGGGTTGTCATTGCCTGGTGGAAGGGTGCTGGGGGAACTGTCATCGACTATGGACGCGCGGAAGTCGCTGGGACAAACAAGGGGATGGACAGCCAGAGCAGTGAGCCGATGATTTATCGAGCACTTCTGAACTGGCGAGATGAATTGCTGACGAAGCAATACGTCGACGCGGCCGGTTCATCACGCAAGGTTGATGCCGTGTTTGTCGACTCGGGAACGTTCACCGATGCGGCGTATCAGTTCGTCCGAGATGTTCACGGGGCTCCGTTCTACGTTTCCAAGGGGATCGGCAAATACCGCGACAAGAAAGAAGAAACCGACAAGATCAAGCCAGGGGCACATTTGCACGCAGCCTATCAGGAAGCACAGGGGCTGTGGTTATACGAACTCAACACCGACTACTGGAAACAGTTCGTGCATGAGCGATACCTGACACCCACCTTCGACGATCAAAACTTTCTGCGACGTGGGGCGTTGTCGCTGTTCGTCCAGCCGAACGACCGCAAGCACACGTCCTACGCTCAGCACATTGCCTCTGAGGAGCTTGTCAGCGAGTTCAAGGAAGGCAAGGGCGTAAAGACATACTGGAACGTGATTAACGATAACAATCACTGGCTCGACGCTACGTACATGGCAGCAGCTGCGGCAAGTGCTCGCGGAATCTATCTCCTTTCACCAACAACAGAGAACCCGGATGGCCCCTCAGTTACTCCAAGAACGAAAGCCCCAAATGAGCAAGCACAACAGAAACCGCCAGCCGGAAAGCCTGCAGGCCAGCGTCATGGAGTCCCCAAAAGGCGATCAGGTGGATGGGTCAACTCTCTCCGAAAGCGATAGAATCTCAATGCTGATCGATGGCGAAGTGTTCAAGGTGGACGAAGAGAAGATTGACCCTGTGACCGTTAAGCCACGGGTGACATCGTTCGTTCCGCGACCATGCACGGACTGCCAGCGTTTGCGTGATCTTGATGAGAAGATCAAAGGCAAATCGTGTAGCCGTGTGTATAGTACGCAGGGCCGGACGCGGTATTGCAAGTGTGGGTTTTGCGGGGCGACGTGGAAGGAAATTGAGTGATGGTTAGAATCGAATGCAAAGAATGCGGATTCAAAACAGAGCCACAGCAAGACGGTTCATTGTTGACGACCGTAAACTTCGCTCGCGTCGGGGAATGCGAAACATGCAAGGCGAGAGAGAAGAAGGCCGCTGAGCGAGTTGGGCAAAAAGCGGCACAATCGGTCAACGATAAGTTTCTTGAGTTTCTGATGTGGGGCATGTAGCCAATGCTACACCATAGCAACAACACGCCTGCCCGCTATCGCTAAACGCATCGCCATGCCTCAACAATGCGGGGCATGGCAACAACTGCAAGCCTACTCGCACAAATCGAAGCAGCGATTGAAGCACTCCTGACCGGAGGAGCATCCTCGTACTCGATCGGCTCGCGTACTGTCACCGCTCTGGATCTCGACACGCTGCTGTCTCAGCGGAGATCACTGCAGGCTGAAGTCGACCGCGAATCAGGCGGCGGAATGTTTCGACTCGCCAAGATGCAGAGGACTTCCAAATGATCGGAAGCACTCTGGATCGAATCATCGGCGTGTTTTCTCCAGCGGCTGCAGTTAAGCGAACGCAGCAACGCAGAACCCTCGAGCGAATGTATCAAGGGGCGGAAGCTAACCGGCTCACGAACAACAAGAAGCCGAAGAATCAATCCGCAGATTCAGAGTTGCTAGGGCCATTCGGTGCCGATGCCTTGCGTGCATGGTCTCGCGCTTTGGTTCGGGATAACGCATATGCCTGGGGAGTTGTCGACACGATCGTCAGTTCTGTTGTCGGTTGCGGAATCTCTGCACAGTCTCAAGTCGAAACGCCGGAAGGCACAGACATTGAGGATGTCAATGAGATCCGCGACAAGGTTTGGGAAGAGTGGTGCGAAGTCTGTGACGTCAACGGACGCTTGAGCTTTGCTGAGATTCAGCAACTCGCACAGCGTGAAATGGTCGAAGCGGGCGAGGTGTTGATTCACCTCGTCAACACGCCAAACAAGACATATCGCGGCATCAATCGGCCGATTCCTTTGGCTATCGAGTTGATCGAAGCTGACCGGCTGGCCACAGAAAAAGACACGTACAAGATCCACAGCAAGGATGGCAACAAGATAATCCGTGGCGTGGAACTCGACGACCTTGGAAAGCCGCTGGCGTACTGGATTTATCCAGAGCATCCAAACGGGCCATACGCAACGCGGGTTCTTCCAGAGCGTATCCCGGCAAAAGACATTCTGCATTTGTTCCGTGTTGATCGCATCGGACAGACTCGCGGCGTGTCGTGGTTTGCTCCGGTAATGTCATGGCTCCGGGATCTCGGCGTTTACGTCGATAATGAGATTCAGGCTTCAGCGGTTGCGTCATGTTTCGGTGTTGCGATCACGACAACTGGTCGCGCAGGCTCGGGCCTGATGCCATCGACTGACAGCGAATCGACAGACGTCAATGGCAACCAGTTCGAATATCTCGAACCGGCAATGGTCGTAAGGTTGCAGCCTGGCGAATCAGTGGAATCAATCAATCCGGGGCGTCCGAATTCAGCGTCGGAACCGTGGATTAACCTGATGCTTCGCGGGATCTCAGTCGGCACTGGACTGAGTTACGAAGTCGTCAGTCGGAACTACAGCGGCACATCCTACAGCAGCAGCCGCACATCGATGCTCGAGGACCGCAGGCGGTTCCGCAGATGGCAGCGATACATTGTCGGGCACCTATGCCAGCCCGTCCGTGATCGATTCGATGAGCAGGCAGCAACGGCCGGAGTTGATGGCTTCGCGTCAATGACAGAGATTCTCGAAGACCGACGCAAGGCCACCGCCGTTGAATGGCAAACGCCAGCGTGGGAGTGGGTCGATCCTCAGAGCGAGCAATCAGCATCTGACGCAGCGTTGACATCGTTCCAGAGCACGTATCAAGACGAACTCGGGCAGCGAGGCAAGAACTGGCGGAACGTGTTCTACCAGCGCGCCAAAGAAGAAAAGCTGAAACGACAGCTCGGGCTCGTTACTGCTGACATGGCCAACGTCGAAGCGTCTCAGGCTGAAGCTCAACAAATGGCGGCGACGTCTGCAAACCCAAACGGCGATACCACAGCGAATCAACCAGCGGGCGAAATGGCCAACACTTCGCGGCTTCAGTGGGGTAGAAATCGAAAGGCGATCGAGGACGTATTGAATGAGTTCATTGCAGGCACGTCGAGCGAAACGAAAGCTCGCGTAATGCTGCAAACGTTGGGACTGACTGAAGCAACGGCAACGATGCTGATTCAAGACGCTCAGGACGGAACTGTTGATACCGACCTCAGCCAAGAACCGGAAACAGAGAATGCCACGTAAACGAGGCAAATTGCCAGCAATTAAAAAGCCAGCGGGCCAAATGGTTCTGCGGTCGGTCTGCTATGCCTCTGGCGTTTCGGATGTCGTCATTGCCACTGAAACACCAGTGAGACGATACGACGAGGAACGCGGTTACGTCATAAACGAAGTTCTGCTGATGGAGGGCGTTGTTCTTCGTGCCAATCAATCACAGATTCCAATTGTTGACAGCCACGACGACAGCACAGTCAGAAACATTTTTGGCAGCATTCGCGGGCTCCAAGTGATTGACGGGGAGCTTCACGGTGCTCCAAGTTTTGCCAGTGATCCAGACGCACAGCTAATTTGTCAGCGAATGAACGAAGGGCACATTACTGATTTTTCAATCACTGCCTTGCCAATGGAATCGCTGTTTATTCCTCACGGTCAGTCGTACACGACGCGACGCGGCCAAACGATTGACGGTCCAGCCATCATTCACACGCGATGGCAGCCACACAACGCATCGATCTGTGCCACCGGCGCGGACGAGCTTTCTACTGTCCGCAGGTCATACACAGACCTCGAAAGAAAGGTTAAGAGAACGATGG